TCGAAGGAGCGGTTGAACAGACCGTTGCCGTCTGGAACCAACGAGCGAGCGAGACCGCCCACAGTGTTGGTCTGACCAGCGGCGGTCGGTGCGCCATCTTCGAGGAAGCCGGTGCTGCCGACGACGCCGTTGAGAGTGCCAAGCGAGGTAAGGACGGTAGAGTTACCGGCCACCAGCTGGCGGTTGATCTCACGACGGAGGAGGCCCATCACGTTACGCATACGGGCTTCGACGATCTTGACGATAGCCTTCTCGCCCTGGTTCTCTAGCTCTTCCTTCTTGGTGATGACGATTGGAGCGACGAAGTCCGACCACTCGTACAAAGCAGGTTGCATAACATCCTGCACTGCAAGAGATACGGGCTCATAACCAGTGGAGAGCTGAGTGATGGTGGAGTGCTCACTTACAGCCAGAGGCCTCTGTATTTTAATCCCCCCATCTTCATATTCGATACCACCTAATCTCTTAGCGAAATCGAGGAAGGGGACGCGTTGAAACAACTCGTCGACTTCTCCGTCTCGGATTGAAAAGAGAGTAGAGGATAGTAGTTCATTGCTTATAGGCATTATAACATCCTTTACTTGTTAGTTCATTTTGGACACATATTACACTAAACATTCGGTTACCGACGGCGCCGGTCCGCTCTCCACAGACGTCTCAGAGGTGACCTCTCGGTTCTCATCGACGGGCGGGAAGAGTTGCCCCTGTAGCTTCTTAAATTTTCGAGCTTTGGCAGCTTCAGAAAGCTTTCGCCTATGCTCTTCAGAATTCTTCTTACCTAAACGCTTACCAGGCTTTCCTTTCTGGGCTTCAGACAACTTCTCTCTTGTTTCTTGAGATAGTGACTTTCCTTTCCAATAGGAGACTGGATTTTTCTTACCAGCTTCAGACAGTTGCTTCTTCTGCTCTTCAGACATAGGTCCTTTCTTTCTGCCCTTCAGAGCATCAGACTTCTTCTGTCTTGATTCAGCAGACTGTAGTCCGCTTCCATTACCACCTCTTGTCCTGTTAAAACCGTATGGCTCCATACAGTCCAGCTCAGAAATGTAGAACCTCTCAAACTTCTTTAACTGAGATTCAGTAGTTTCTGGGGGGCATACTAACAAGATTTCGTAGGAGTGACTGTCTTTTGGGAAACGCTTTCTATGAGCACTTGATTCCCAACGACCTTCAATGCCAGACTTAGAAAAGCCGACATACATCTTGCCAGTTGCTCGTTCAGTGATGATGTAGATTCCTGCTGTCATACTTCCTCTAAATAGTATTCTATTAGAGCTCGTTCCCGTTTATTTCACGCCGTTTGCCTTGTGGTACAAATAAGCATCATAGGCACTTTTGAACTTTGGTGGTGCAGCATTCCTCACTGCATTTCCAGTCGATGTCTTCTTCAGTGCTTCCTTCTGGACCTGGCGGACCTGATTCGACTGCTCGATGCTCTGCTGTCCCTTCACCAGGTAGTATGCATCCTCAAGCTTAAGCTCTGGACGCTCCATCAGGAGCTTTGCAATAGGAACTCGGAGGTCGTCGCTTGTTACATCTGGATGCTTTGTCTTGAATGAGTCCAGAGCTGCCTTCCTCTGTTGGACAGCAAGGTCCTGCTGCAGCGGCTCCAGCATCTGCTGCATCATCTGTGCTGCCTTCTGCTGTATGCGCTCCTGTAGTCCTTCATCCGACCAGGGATCAGATTCGACTGGCTTGCTTGCGATCTCCCTCACGTTCCTGGCAAACTCTGACTCAGAGAGCATCGCCCTCTGCTGCTGTAGGTTCTGCTTCTCTGCTTCCAGAGCTCTCCTGAGCTCGGCTATCTCCTGTGTCTTCTGTGTGTATGAGGAGCGGAGGTTCTGGACGAGCTTCCTCCCGTTCTCTGGAATGTGCTCCAGGATCTTCTTGTAGTCTGGTATTCCCTTGTGCGTGCCCTGCATGACAGGATCCTCGCCAAAGTCTGCATTCATTAGCTCGTCTAGGCTAAGCTCATAGTCATCAACTGTGCCACCAGACTGGTCATCTGAGACACCGGTATTCAGTGTGTTGTGGTTGTTATCAACTGCAGCTGCCGATGTCTCTGTGGTCGCTGCAGGTGCCATTGCTGGCGTGGCTGCTTCTGTGCTCATTTGTTACATCCTCGACGCGAACATAGCGTCCATATCTTCTGTGCTCATCTCTTCAGGCGACTTCTCGCCTTCCTCTTCTCCCTCACCGCCAGACTCGACCTCGACTTCCACCGAGACCTTCTTTGGCTGCTTGAGGAACTTCTTGAATCCAGCTGACTTTGCTGCCATATTGAGGCGGCCAGCAAGCCCCTGGATGCCTGAGTCGTCTGTGATGCCAGTGACATCGACCACCGCATCCTCAGTGAGGACTCCCTCTGCAACTGCATCCTCGATTGCCTTTGCAAACATCGAGATGAGGCGCATGAACTCTGGTGGCAGTGTGCTCTGTGTCTCACCACCGAACTTCTCATACTTCTCAGAGATGCCGAACAGCGGTGTGAGCCTGTTTGCGGCATCGACCAGAGCGTTCAGTGTCTTACCAGTGAAGCGGCCCTTTGGAGCTGCTGCAGAATACATCTCATCCTCTGATTCCTCGACATCGCCCTGACGCTGCATGGTGCGCTGCCTCATCTGCTCAAGCTCATCACTCTTCATCTCGTCCATTGGCATCTCAAACTCCTGTTGATGTGGTGGTATCTGACTCGGCTAACATGGAATGTGCGGGAAACGTCTCTACAACAGCTTTCATCTTGTCGCCATCAAACTTCTTTAGATTATCCGTGTATGTCTGTGACACTTTGTCAAGTCTATCGCGTTCAGCAAATGCCTTTGTCTTGTAGTCCTGGACGAACTTGTCACCGCCTAGATCAGATTCACGGACAAGACCACGCTCTCTCAGGATTCTATCCTGGTGTCCCCTGCTGAATACTCTCTGTCCAAGTCCAGCATCCCACTTTCCGTTGATGCCCCAGTCAGAGTCGCCCCAGTGTGCAGTGGTGCGGGCACAGAGGGAGAAGATGCGCTGTGAATCCTCACCGCAGTCAGGGCAGGGAAGCTTCTCCACGGTATGTGGAGCAATCATCTCCCAGGTGCCATGGTCTTCACAGACGAACTCATACAGCGGCATCAGGCGCCACCGATAGAGCCAGCAATCATTGCAGTGGGCTCAGGTGCTGGCATCGATGGTAGGCCGCCCTCAAGTGGAGGTGGAGCAGCAGCAGCGGGTGGAGACTCGAGGAAGTCTGGTGGGAATCCATAGAGCCTGATGAGCTCCTGCTTGATAGCCTCGACTGGAACGCCAAGCTGGACAAGGGATGGTAGGAGCTGGAGGAGCTGCTGCTTGCGGAGGATGTCTGTCATTGGCGTGGCGCCACCGTCCACTGCAACGAACTTCCAGTCTGCATCGAGCCGTGCAGGAGTTACCACCTTCGAGCCATCAGGAGTCACAATAGCGACGCGGTCTCCCTCCTCGATGAGTGGGATGAGCATCCTGACGTAGAGCTGGGATACATGCTCCATCGTGCTGTCGCGGTCTCGTGCCATCTTGCCCAGCTCGGATGCCGTGTACTGCATGAGTGCTGTGATCTCGGTGGCCGTTGCCTTCGATGCCTCACCACGAGTGAAGCCAGCAGTGAGTGAGCCCTTGTTGAGGTCCTGCTCGACGTAGTTTAGATACACAGAGTGGTTGCTCGACATTGGTGTGACTGGAACCTGGTCAATGAGACCAGAGAGAGTGTCCGCATCGGTCGGTATCATTGCACCGTCGACGCCGGACGTGATTTTAGCCAGGGCCTCCTCATCGAAGGCGCCCTCCTTGTAGATGTACTGACGGGAATCGCGTCTGACGGCATTAGCCCAGAAGGTCCGCAGGATGTTTTTCTCGAAGAGCTGGTCATAGACTCGTGCGATGGCTGAATATCCCTCCATCGGACGGTCTGGACGCCTGGCAAAGTAGAATGGAACTAAGTTGGACATAGGGCGACCATCATAAGTAATGACTGGGATTGGATCGCGTGATAGGAGTTCTTCGCCGGATTTCCAATTTGAAGACCAAAATAGAAGTTCATTATTTAGAAAGTCGTACATCTCGACGACTTCAATGTACAAGTATTCATTAGGTAGGTCTGGGGAATCTCCGTATGAGCGGTAGTTCCTATCGTTGTTCCTTTCGTAGTCAGTGAAGTAGTCTCTCTGTGGTGTGCCCTGCCATTTCTTAGTTCCAAATTTTTGATTGGCCTCCTCGACTGGAAGCCAATAGATGTGTCCGATGAATCGACAGTCTTCCCAGGCTGCTGCATCTCTATCGAGGATGACCTGCCAGGGAGGAACTGCACGCATGGCAATCTTACCCAGGAGCGTATTAGACTCTCGAGGTGCAAGCTTTAGGAAGGAGTGCGTGTAGATGAGTGCCATGCGTGCAGCGTTTTCAACCTGCTGTCTACAGTCCTTTAGGAAGTTGTTGACGACGTTCTTTGTTACATTGATGTCGCCGTTACCGCGGACATCTGGTCCCAGCTCGATCGACGGATACTTTGAGAACAAGGATCCCATCATCGATTCAATGGTGGCGTAGCCGTCTGACGTCTCGACTCTGATAGCGGTCGCATCGATGAAGTCGGTATCAGAGTAGAAGCGTGTGAGGTAGGCGTTCCGGTACTTCTTCAAGAGAGGACGCTGTTCGTCCCAGTAGTCAGTGTGCTGCTGCTGAGCTGCACGGATGAACTGGATTCTGTCACGATCTGTACGAGCCATAAACTCTCCTGCAATTCTAAATAGTACGGTAATCTACTTCGTTCTAAAAAATTTATTCAATTGAAGTCTGTAAGCCTCTATTCGATCGATCGCAGCGCTATGAAACTTATCGTCTATCTCGCAGCCAAGAAATTTTCGATCTTCTAGAAGACAGCCTAGAGCAGTGGTTCCACTTCCTGAAAATGTGTCAAGCACAACATCGCCAGGATTGCTGTGCTTTCGTATCAACTCTCGAATCATTGGCAAGCTTTTCTGCGTTGGATGGATTCTTCCAAAGAGAGAGTCTTGATAGATTGGATATGAATAAATTCCCTTATCATACTTTGAATTGAAAGTTGCTGATCCGCCTTTGACACAAGAGATTGCAACTTCTCTTGCATTGGAAAGATACGTTGCAGATTGATTGACAGGAACTGGATTTGTTTTATCCCATTCAATGAGACGAATTTTGCTAAATCCTAGATGGTCCAGCTCTTCTTTAAGATAGGAGATCTTCCAAAGATCGTAAAAAACAATACAAGAACCGCCTTTCCTTAGTACGCGTTTGTATTCAGAAAGATGCGGCTTCAGATGATCGATAGAAAAATCTCTATCCCAAAGTCCAAAATCTGTTTGAGTGATTTTTAAGCTTCCACTATTTCCGTTATCAATCTCTTTTTGCATACCTGAATCTTTTGAAATTTGATAAGGAGGATCTGTTAATACAAGATCAATCGATCCCGCAGGAATGCTTTTCAAAAAATCTAGACTGTCTTGATGAAGTAAGTTAATCATTCACGCCGTGTCCCAAAGTTGCTATTAGTTCTGGTAGGCTCACTCTTATGTCCTTCCAGTCGCCAAGAGACTCATTGCCCAGGCAGGTCCAGCCACTAGAGGGATGACCACGGTGGAAGAGCTCAAGACGCTTCGCCTCTGGAAACATTTCTTCGATACGGAGCAGGACCTCTGCAGGCTTTGCACCATTCGCCCCTCGCTTCCAAGTGACAAACTGATGGACAGCCCCTGCACCACGTGGTGATGGTATCTTTCCACGCTTACCGACGATGCATACCTCACACCTCTCCATCGTGAAAGGTCCAGCAACGCCTACCATCCTGTCCCATACAAAAGCGATAGTTGCATACTTGAAGCCCCAGGCCTTCATGACATCGATCGCATCAGCTAGCCGCTTTGTGCTTGTCCACATGAACAGCACAGAGTTCTTGTTAGCGGTCTCGGAAAGGGGGAGCTCTTTCAAATCCTGGATGGACAGTGTCTCATAGCCAAGAGTCACCTTTGAATTTGACACCTCCCACGGTGGATCAGCATAGATCACATCAAACTTCTTCGTCCATCCCATAATCAGTATCTCCTCAGGTCTTCAAAGCTGCCAGCACGCGATGCGCGTGCGATCTTTCCGCGAACAACCCACTCGGGCAAGTATGCCCGTGGTGGGACATGAATTCCCTTTGCACACTGGAGGCTCAGTGCAAGGGCGATGACGGTATCACCGTGGTGGATGCCGTTGCGTGGGCAGAAGGGCTCGCCACGGTCGTTCACCTTGAAGGAGCGGAGCTCACCGACAGTCCAGTTGTCGAGCATTGTGATGGCACAGCGACCGATGGCATCCTTCACGCCCTCCAGCATCGCGGCCTTCGATGGTCCGGTGGTGATCCAGTCCTTCCCATCCCCGTCCTTCCAGAGGGGAATGCCCATGTGCTTCAGCTCCGTGATGATGACACCGCCCCAGGTGCCGTTGGATTCGACCAGGACCTTTGCATCGCCCCACTTCCTGCTCGCATCGGCGACCACCTCGGCCCATAGAGTCGGATTCAAGGAATTAGAGCGCCTGATCTCGACGATCTGGCCACTCCCGACAGAGAGGACCACAAGGGCGCTGAAGTCGCCGCCTGTTCCAGCACCGGCATCGACGCCGATCGCATAGCGGTCGTCCTTGTCAGGCTTCGCAAGGGCACCGCCCTCTGTCTCCAATTGGACACGCTCGACACCGTCCAGTAGATCAGCATCGATCCAGGCACCGTCAGTCTGGGCATAGGCATCCTCGACAGTGAGGGGATACTCTCGACGGAACTTTGAGCGTCCCAGCTTGCCCACCATT